CACTCTTCCTTGGCGACGGCCAACGCCGCGGCCTCAAGGGCGGCAATGCTGGTCGTCTTCGCGAACAGGATCGTGCAGCCGTATTTCACCTGGCCGCTGTCGTTCTCCCGCGCTTTGAACAGATCAACCGCGTAGCTGACGATCCCGAGCGGGGTCTTGATGTCTTCGCCTCGTGCCACGATGGGCCTCCTTAGTTGAGAATATCGAAGTGCTTCTCCACGCCCGACGCAACTGCCGGGCGGGTCGTCTTGGTTTCGCGCACCAAATTGGTGCCCGTTTTGGGCGTGCTGGACAGACCGGCAACAACCGCCGCGTCGGCCTTGGCCTTCTTCAGAGCGTCACGCACCTGTTTGGGCGTCCGCAGTTTGCCGGGGTTGAGGTAGGCCGTTTCGGCCAGCCCCGCCGCCTTGACCGCCGCCAGAACCTCGGCGTCGGCCCCTTCGTTCCACTTCTCCCGGCCTTCCTTTTCGACCAAGATGTAGTTCGGGATGGCGACGCCGTTCTCGGCCTCGCGGTGAGCGTGGGCACGCACCGCGTTGATCCACTCCCCGATCATGTCCGCAGCGTCGAGAAGCTGCGCCAGCCGCTCCGGGGAATGCGTGTCGGGCGCGTTGGAGATGCGGGGCTGGTTGATGTCGTCGAACCAAACACCCGCCGCGTCCAACGCCTGCTGCTCTAGCGCCGGGCAGAAGCCCGCAGCCTTGCAGAACTTGCAGTGATCGCCGGCCTTCAGGTGGACTGCCGCCCACGCCGCCAACGGCGCTTTTTCTTGGTCAGCGAGGGCTTGGGCGCTGCGCTGCATCGCCTCCAGCAAGTCGGCGGTCCACTCCACCAGATCAGCGACGTGGAAGACTTCTGACCGGATGCGACCGTCCTTGTGGCCGGCGCGGGGCTGCACGATCGTCACCTTGACGGTTTCGACCAACAGGCCCGCATTGGCCAGCATGGCGCCCAAGGCGTAGGTCCGCAGTTGCGGGTTGCCCTTGGCTTCCACGACGACGCCGCGCCCGCCCTTCAGATCGACGACTTCGATCTGTCTGACGGATGGCGTGTAGATCACCGCGTCAGCCGTGCCCCCGGCTTGAAACGGCGGGTTGAGACTGGCCAGCGAAAAGCGCTGCTCGATCTGGAGCGTCGCCCCTGCGTAGCCTGCCACGCCGCGCACGTAGTCAATGTAGCGCTGCGCGGTGTCGGCCATCTCTTCGTCAACCTCAAAGGAGTGCTTCTTCCCCTTCTCCGTCGTGCCGATGTACTCGGCGGCGTCCTTGCCGTTGCGTAAGCAGCGCTCGGACAACTGGTGCGCGGCGGTGCCCCAATCCGCCGCTTCGCTGGTCGTCTCGGGGAGGTCCATCGTCAGGGCCAACGCACCGCCGCAATTCCAGTTCCGGTCGGTGGAACTGGCGCTCCAAGTGGCGTGCTCCCTCTCGGCGTGGGCGACCATATCAGCCACCCACGACGGTGCGCTTCAGCGGGTTGACCGAGACGGCCTTGCCCCACACGTCGACGACCCTGGCCAACGTGTCTTGATCAGCGCCCGCCAGCAGCGACACTTTCCACGACGGCTGGCCCTCGGGCGGGGCGCCGAGCGCTTCAACGAAAATCTTCGGCCCGTCTTCCTGCGTGGCGGGCATCCCGAACTTCGCGACGTACTTGCCCATGACGGCCTTCACGTCGTCCACGGTCAGGGGCTTGACCGGGTCACGGTGCGCTTCAACCTCGGCGGCCTCGTCGGCGGCGTCTTGTTCGACCGTCTCGGCATCGTCGGGGTGCTTCGGGTCGACACGCTCTTCGCCGGTCGAGATGTTTGCGGGCGGCGCGGCCTTGTCGGCGGCTTCGTCCTCGGCGATCTCTTCCTTGGTGCGGCGCGCGCGGCCCGGTGCGGGCTTGCCGCGCTCACGCTTCGGCGCCTCGGAGGCTTCCGGTTCGGGTGCCGTGACGGGCGTGGGTTCGGGCTGCGGGGCGGGCGCCGGGCGCTCTGCCGCGGTCTCGCGCTTGGGCGCTTCTGGCAGCGCCAGCGTCACGCCGCGCGAAAACCCAATGGCCGACATGGCGTTCGCCAAGTAGGCCGCCGCACCGCCGCTGGAGATGTCCTCCTGCGGGACAGTCACTTCGATCTTCAGTGTCATCTGGTCAAGACCTCTCGTATTGCGGACATCTTCCGCGTTAAAATCTCCCCGACAGCCTCGTCGATGGAGCCTTCCAGAACGGCCACGCGCACGATCGGCTGTCGCGTCTGGCCGTGGTTCGTGATCCTCTTGGACATCTGCGCGCCGTCCTTCGGCGTCATCGACATCTCAACGAAGATCAGAAGTGCAGCGGAGGACAGGTCGATGGCCTCGCCCGCCGCTTGGATCTGCCCGAGAAACACTCGGCATTTCGGGTCGTGCAGGAAGCGTTGCTCCGCGGCCCCGCGCTCGCTGGCCGGCGTGGAGCCGTCGATGCCGACGACGCCAAAGGCGGCCAATGCTTCGTGCAGCGCGTCGCCGACGTCCTTGTGCCAGTAGGCCAGCACGACCTTGTCAAGCCCGCCGTCAAACTCATCCTTGACGAAAGCCGCGACTGCCTCGGCCTTGAGCGTGCCGGTCAGGCGACGCAGCGGCCCAAGGTGCATCTCCAGCTTGCGCGTGTCGCCCGCTTCGGCGGCGTCGAGGATGGCCTCGCCGTCGCTGTCCTTTTCGATCTGCCGCCGCATCGCCGCTGTGACGGCCAAGGGCAGCGTCTCGTAGACGGGTTCCCGGATGCCCACGTCTTGTTGCGTCCGCAGCAGCATGAAGCTACCAAGGCGCTCGCGCAGTTCATCCAGGTTCCGCCCCCCGATCACGACCGGAATACGATTGAAGTTAGAAATCTTCTTCATTTTGACGATGCAATAACGGTGGAGGAACGTCTGGTACTTGGTGACGTTCGGCCAGCCGCGCGTATCATCGGCCTCCAGCCGTTCGGGGCAGAGCGCCCGCATCATCGGGTACAGGTCGTTCGGGGCGTTCGGAATTGGCGTGCCCGTCAGCGCCCACGTCCCCGCCGCCCGGCTGATCAGCGACGAAGACAGGGCCAACGTGGCGCCATCCTCCATCGGCACGCCGTAGACGGCCTGCGTGCGCTTGGCGTCAAAATTCTTGGCGTTGTGGGCTTCGTCCAGAATGATCCGGTCCCACTTGCGCTTGAGCAATTCAACCCGAAGCGCCGCATTGGTCATCGCGGGCCAACCAACGATGACCGCTTCGCCCGTGACGGGCTTGGCGTCGGTCAGCACTTGGACTTTGCGCTTGAAGGGGGACCACTGGCCGAACGCTCGGCCCCACACCGGGCGGCCCGATGCGGTGGTGACGACGAGCACGTTTTCTTCGAGGTTATAGTCTGCGGCCATGATGGCCGTCCCGGTCTTCCCGACGCGCGGGGCGTCTGCCAGTAGGGCGTTCTGGTTGTTGGCCAGAAAGATCGCTCCGCTGATCTGTGTGGGGAAGGGTGTCAGCAACTTTTATTCCTACCTGGAAACCGTGTTCGCCGTGTTCATCGTGTGCTGTCGTATGTCAAATCAGACAGATCGGACAAAGTCAAGGCAGTTTGACGCCGTTAACTTCGGCCCCCGTGAGGGTGTAGCCCACCATGTCGACGAAGCTGTCGGCGTGATCGGGCGTCTCACAAAGACGCGCTTCCTTCATCAGCCGCATCAAGGGCGACACGTCTTTCGCCGTGATGTCGATGTTGCGCCCGGTGTTCTTGAAGTAGGCGTCCCAAAATCGCGCGATGCGGGCGAAGTTGTCCTCGGGCTTGCCGTAGGCCGCGCGCCGCGCCCCGGAGACGATACGCTTGGCCTCGTCGGCGATCTGCGTTTTGATGTCGGGCATATCGCGCCAGACCTTCGGGTCATTCACAACGGCAGCAAACGCTGCGGCCTCTTCCTCGTCGGTCACTCGAAAACCCCTCCAGTGATGATCGGAGAAACCCGGATCCACATGCCGGGCTTGTCGCCGTAGATTTTGCGGACCCTTCCGTCGACGATCTGGCCGTCGTCCACCCACACGACCAGATTGCAGGCATCGACGACCTTGCCGAAATTATCCCAATCGGGCTTTTTCGTCGGCAGCAGCACGCCGCTGCGGGCGTCGGATTGGCGCTTCTTCGGCCACGAGGCGGCGATCGGCACCACGACAGTCATTTCCAAGGCCAGCGGCCCCTCCAGCGGCGGGCGGTCGCCCATCACTTGCTCCGCTGCGTATTTCAGAACCGCCTCAAAGTTTCGCGTCTTTTCCGGCGTGTAGGTGTTGCCGTCCTTGGAGAACCGCGGGCGGCCTTTCGCCACGGGCTGACCAAGGACGACGATCTCGATCATACGGCGGCCGCGTCGGCCGGTTGCGGCAGCGGGACCGTGAGCATTGCGGTCTGCGCCAGCTTGCGGAGCCGGGCGTTGTCTGTCATCTCGGCCAACAGGTCCAGATCGTCCATGAGTTCGAGGCAGTCCATCAGGGTCGCCCCGTTTTGGATTTTGGCCCGCAACTCGACCCCCGCGCGCCAATAGGAGCGTACCTCAAACTCAAGCAAAGATGTCGGTTTCTTCTGCATTGTCGTCCTCCAAATATGCGGACAGCCGGATCGGCGCGCCGCTCTCAAACTCCAGGGACACCAGCAAGAGCGCGAACCAGTCCGAAGACACGGAACCCCGCTCAAACCACTTACGCGCAGTATCTCGGGGCGGGACTTTCGGGCAGTGCTTGCCGAGCAACCCGACGACGCCGTCAGCGTCACCAAAGTTTTCAATCAGAAAGCGAGTTGCGTCAAACATATCTACCTCAGACTGCGTGTCTGTCTTGTGCCAGACAATTTGTCCCCCGTCAATAACCTACAGCCGACATATTTCGGACAAATCGTCCTTGCACGACCTGACAGGGTGTGTTACATGCTACTCACGGAAACCGAGAACCGGAGAAACACAATGACACGTAACGTGAGAACCCACATG